CATCAGGTTGATGTCGGACTGAACCTTGTCCACATCGTCCTCGACGCAGGCAAAGTACTCGCCCTTGTCGATGATCAGTTGCAGCTTGGGCTTGTCCGGGTTTTCCACGGTCAGGGTCTGGCCCTTCACGTAGTCGCGGATGGTGATTTCCGGGGTGGTGCGGATGTTCACGGTGTCGCCATACTGGCGAATTTCACCCTCGTAGTCGGTGTTCGAGATTGCTGCGAGCACGGTGGCGTCGTAGAAATTCTCGATCAATTTGCCCGACCAGATTTCGGGGATGAAGTTGCCGCTGTAATTCGGACGGCCGGGAGAGACGGGATAAGACATGGTGAAACTCCTTTAATCAGGCATTGACTTGGATGCGATTTTCCCGCTGTGCAGCGAAGATATCGCGTTCGATTCGGTCGCGCTCCTGCTCTCGGCCCTTGTACTTGCCAGACCGGACATCGTTGAAAAATTTCTGGATGTCCTGCGGCGCGTACACCTTGCCTTGGTTGGAACTCGTAGGTGTTCCGGTACTCCTTGAACGACCGGGGGTAACCTGCTTCTCCAACTCAGAGTTAGAAGTGCGACCAGCGGATTGAGCAACTGTGGCTTGTCCAGTGGACTCTAGCCAAGCACGGAAGAAATTGGCGACTCGCCTTGCATCAAGGGAACGCTGTGCATCGTCGAGGTAAGTCTGGCGCGTAATGCCCGTCAACGGATCGGCTTGCAACAACCATGACTGGAACTCAGGGTTATCGTTGGTCTGCCGGAAGTTGGGGACGGTAGCGGTCAACTCAGCCCAGAACTGCTGCTCTGCGGACATCTGCTGACGGTGGGCCACGGCTTGCACCTGCGGCACCACGTTGGTCTGCATCTGTTGCAGTAGCTGCTCCAATTGCGCGACACGTTGCGCCACGGGGATTAATTCCTCGCGGGAAACCTTGCGCATCACATCAAGTGATTCACCGTACTCCTCAACATCTTTGTCAGTGACGATCTTTTCGACCGGCACCGACTGTTGAGATGCGGTACTGGCTTGCTGGGCAGAGAGCGATGCGAGCAACTGTTCCATCTGCTGCACACGCTGGGACATCTCACGGTTCTGTTGGTTCAGACGTGGGACTTCAGCGTTGTACATCCCTTGGAGAGTGCGCCACTTCTGAGCGTAAGTCTCAGAATTGGGGTCTTCCGAATTTGGTACATCACCCGACTTATGCTCATTTGCGGATGACGGAGCAGCACCATTCGACGCAGGATTCTCGTCGGCAAAATTCTGGTTGCCAGTGTTCTCAACGGGCGTGACGGTGCCATCGGCGACAGGAGTAGTTCCTGCGCCTGTGTTGTCGTCTGCGTTGAGTTGCTTGTACAACTCCTGAACTGCCTCGGTCTGTTTGCGAATTTGCTCTGGAAGTGCCATGTTGAACGCTCCTATCGGTGTGCGTGATTAAAGACGGCGAGTTTCATCATAACTTTGCCGCCAAAACAGGGGTATCTCTGGCGAACTCAATGAGTTCGCCCACCATTTGACAGCGCCCCTGAAACACTGCCGAATTGTCAATCGCGTAAGGTAGACGCTTCATCTCATGCACGAGCACGCCCTCCATCCACGCCAGAACTTCTGGGTGTTGCCGGACGGCCATAGCCAGTCCTTTGATGATGTGCGGCTCAGGCTTGATCATGCTGCCATCCCACTCACACGGCTTCGCACTGTGTTGGCTTCCATCCCACCTTTGGGTGATCCGTCAGGGTTCTCTCCACCGGATGCTGGGGCTTGCGCTTGCTGCTGTGCAGCAGCCGCCGTCGCCCTAGACTGAATCCGGCCTTGGTAGTCTGACTTCTCCCGAGATGGGACGACTTCCTCCACAGGCATCTGCAACCCTTTCGCCACTTCCCGTAGGATCGAGGCGCGTCCTTCCTTCCCGAGAATCTCAAGATCGACGGGATTGGCGGTTGCGTTGAGGAACTCGATGCGGCGAATGTTGACAGTCTCCTTGACCGCGAGGTTGATCGCGCCCTTGGCAATGACTTCAACGTCACCTTTGATCGACTCGTCTTCATCGTAGCGCATGTTGTACACAAACTGGCGCATAACGATGGGTTTGACGACATCCGTGTCTATGTGCATGACCACCTGCCGGATACCTTTACCGGCAGCGCCCATCAGCATGGACAGACCGGACGAGGTACGTCCAGCGCCTTGCACGTTGAGATCACCGTACACATAGGCAGGGATGCCCGAGTGGTCGTCGGCCAGACGGCTAAACTTATCGTAGACGCCCACCAACTCAGTAGCCCGTGAGTCGGGCTGCGTGAACCGAATCGCAGGCGCACTCGACCCGACAGGATCGTTGATGGTCTGCCAGATTTTCCACGGGGCAAGCTGTGTGATGTCCTCGTTGGGCGGCAGGCGCTCGACGTTGACCTCAACCTGCGGCCCGCTGCTGATCCCCATGTTGTTGACCAGCGCACGAGCCGCAGCATTGCACACGCCCTGCAAGTCCTCGATGATCTCGGGGATGCCCTTGCCCCAGAACGCTCCGGGGCACTTGATGAACGAGGTCTTGGCGTAGGGCTTCTCACCAAGGGGGTCATAGTTCAGCACCGCCTTGATGACGATGTTGCCCACCATCCAGACGTTGGCGTCGTACTCACGAGCCTCATCGGGCACGTCCTCCTCGGACAACCCCCACTCGCGCAGCATCTTGCCGCTGACTTTGCCCCAGAACTCCAGCGCATCGAACTCAGTGGTCGGACGCATGTAGCTGTAGTACTTGCGCTCCTCCTCGTTCTTCTGAAGCTCCACATCCTCGTTGATCCACGACAGACCGTTGCCAATCTCCAGCACCTTGCGGATGGCGTCATCGTCGTAGCCCGGAACACCGATGAGATCAGACAATTGCATCCGACTCAGGGGGTGGTACTCGAACAGGTAGCCATCGTTGATGTTGCTGATCCCCGGCTCGGGGTAGATGTAGAACGGATCGACCCGCTCGTACTCAGGGCCAAGGCGCTCGATAGGCTCGACAACGGTGCGGCCTGTCGCGTCTGTCTTCCACCCAAGCGCCCTCTGGCGGCGCACCACCGGGCCTTTGACGAACGCTGAGGGGTAGGTGACCAGATCGGTGATGAAGTCGTTGAACGCATCCTCCCAGCCGCCTTGCGCGAACTGGTCTTGAATCTTGATCGTCATCTTGTCGGCGCGAAGCTGCGCCTGCCGCAAAATGTCGAAGCGGTAGTCCTGCGACACCATCTCCTTGATCTCGCGCATCTCCTCCACACTGGGAGCCTTGCCGTACTCGTCAACAAGTTTGAGCACCTTCTCAGCGAAGATACCCTGAACCTCTTTGGACTGGGCAGGACTGAGATCGGGGATGGGCGTCGCGGCCAGACTCCACGGTGGAGAGCCGTTGTCCAGCAGGATGTCGCGCAGCCACGACTCAGCAGCGCGGCACTTGACCTCCGTGATCATCATGAAAATCTCGGAGCCACCTTGCGCACGAATCTGTTGTAGCTTGCTCGCGTCGTACTCGCCGTTGCGCTGACGCAGCGCCTGCAACATCTTCTGCTCGATGGGCTTCTTTGCCATCTGCGCGGCGTCCCAGCACTCACGCAGGTAGCCCGCCAGCCCAAGGATCACAGGCTGGTTCTGACGCTCTTGCAAAGCCCGGTCAGAGGCTTCCCGTTCTTGCCTCGCAAGCTCGGTGTTGTTGACCACGCGCAGGAATGTCAGACCGGCCATATTACTTCTTCTTGCCCTGCTCGGCCTTCATGCGGGCCTCAGCAGCTTTGCGCTGGGCAGGCGTCAGCGAAGTCATCATGTCAGGATTCTGCGGGGGCTGACCCATCTCGGCAGTGTAAGTGCCGGTTTCCCTGGGCTTCGTCACCATACCGCCCTTCTCGTAAGACTTGATGACCGCGCCACCCATCTTCGGGTTGGTAGAAGTCATCGTGAACGGTTTAGCTTGACTGCACTGCATGATCGCTCCTTACCTGCATGGCAGGGTTCTACCATGAAGTATACACGTGGTCAACCAAAAAGAAACCCCTAGATTTCTCTAGGGGTTAACCCTAACTGTAAGGGAGGAGGTGACAACTGCGAGGAGCAGTGACCGCAGTGTATCACGTCCACCCCGATGCAGCAACCGACTTGATCTCCCGGCGCTGCGAAAGCACTGACCCCTCGCCCGCTGAGGCGATATGGAGCATGAGGTACTGGAGCGCCTCGGCCACGTGCGAGTGTTTGTTCTTGTCGATGTCGCCATCGCCTCGGGGTTTATACCTATACCCGCCCATCATGGCCGCTTTAAGCTGCGTACATCGGGGGTCGAGCAGAAAGCCGGGGTCGCCGTCCACCTGCCGCATGAGGTACTCATCCACTGCGTTGATCCGCGCCGAGACGTTGTTGGTCTTGGCAGGGATAACCCGCATCCCCTCGGCCTTGATAATGTCCACCGCGCTGCGCTCGTCGGTCTGCGCCCGCTGGATGCCCGCTGGGTCAACAACAACGAGCACTGGCGCACCGGGAAACCGCTCGTACAGTAACGGCTTGAGCATGGTGCGAACGAACCGCTGGATGCCCATGTCGAACGAGACAGCCTCGTCAAGTATCAGTGCGCGTCCCCTTGGGTCTTGCTGACCGACTACTGCTGCTGGGGTTAACCCTAAATCCATACCGACAACCACTGGCCGAACGCCGTTGAGTATGCTCCGGATGCGCTCCTTCGCCATGTGGTAGTCGGGCCGGAAGTACTTATACACCGGCATACCGGCTGAGGACAGCCCGTACTCCCCGTCGATGTAGACCCTGACGTACTCCTCGCTGCGACCCTGCGTGTCGTAGTAGCCGTCGGGCAGGTTCTCCACGTTCTCCGCTCTGGGACTGCGCCCCGAGGGCTGCTTGAACACATCCCACCCGTTGTTGTTGGGCGAGACGCCATCTTTGGGGTCAAGCCCCTCCATCTGGTAGTACCACCACGTGTCCATCGTCGGCGGGTTGGTATCGCCCCACATGCCATGCCATGTCGGCCCGCCGTCCTTGGCCGACGGATATCGTCCAATACGTTTGGACATGGCGTCCACGATGTCGGGGTGGATGTCGCGGCACTCGTTGAACCACGCGAACGACAACTCCAACGAGTTCAGGTTGGCAACGTCATCGGCGTCATCCAGCGCCCGGAACATAATCTCGCACTCCACATCGCCCACTTTGAAGAAGTAGGTCTTGGTGGTGCGCATGTACTGCCCGCACTGCCCCGGTGGGAACCAGTCGAGGAACGTCTTGATGGTCGTATCCTGCAACTGCCGCGCCGTCTCCCGCACTATGGCCGCACGAGTCTTGCGTATGCCGTTAGCGTTGGGCTGCTGCATGGACGCCCTGCGCACGATCTCGAAGCTGGAGGTGACGGACTTGCCAGAGCCAACCGGCCCCATGAGGACGCGCATCTTGGCATCCGAGGCCATGAACCTCTTGCCCGTAGGCGGAGGTGTGTAGTTGATGTCAAGTGCCATCAGTGCTCCTTGAGTTCGCCTGACTCGTACTTCTCGCGCTGATCGAGTGAGTGGTGCAAGATGACAAACGGCTCCTCTACATCCGGCGTCGGGCGGCACCAGCAATCAATCCGGGTGACATGCTCGCGCAAGTCGTTCAGAGGCACCACGTGGATCAGCCCATCGTCATACTGGAAGAACTCTATCACTGCACACCCACCAGCGAGATGACAAACTCACGCCCGTGCTTTTTGCTCCGCGTGATCTTGGTCTGGAACGATTTGGCCTGCCGCTTGAGTGCGCCCTCTACGGCCACGGCCTCCGTGGCAGTGCGCACCTTCACAGAGCGGAAGCCGTTGAAATTCTGAGTGAACAGGTCTTCAATGTTCGATGGCAGTTGCATCTTCGATCTCGGTGGTGGTCGCTTCAATGGTACGGGTGTCTTTGGGGTCAGCACCAAGGTTGATGGTGATCTTCACACCACCAGTGCCACCGTCGGTGACGGTTGTGTCCTTGGGTTCCAGCCCAGCCCACTTCACGGTGGACTTGATCAGGTCGGCCTTGACTGCGGGGGAAACGGCTGGATCGTGGATCAATAACCACGAAGTTGTCAGGAGTTCTTCAGCCTGTGCGCGAGCTTTGAGTTTGAACGTCAGTCCCTTGTCGCGCACCTCACCACGGTAGTGCTCGACCTTTTTGAGAAAGATGGGGTCTGCGTTGAAGGCGAGGATGTCGGAGGCAGTGATGCGATGCCGCCCGATGATTTCTTGGAGCGTCTCTCCGCTGCCCTCAAGCGTGAGCGCCACGTCGAAGGCCAGCCGGTCATTCCACTTGGTGTGATTGAGGGGGAGGTTGTCCATGTGGGGAATATAGCACGTGGGGTTACTTGGGTGTCAAGGGGCTAAATGTGGAGCTAACTTTACACGTTGGATTTTTTGGGTTGTGTAGTGTGAGGTTTACTACAAATAGGGGGGGCCAGCAATCGCCAGTCCATGTACCCCCCTCCCCCAGCCCCTCTCGCTGCCTCGCCAAGCCCCAGC